TACAAAATCTCTAAAATAGTGCGTGCTACGAATCCCATACCGTGTAAAATATCCACGCATTCCAACAAGCGCCTGAAGCATCTGTGCCTGGAACATGATATCATATGTAAGAAAATCAGGCGCCTGTGTAATCCTCTCTACAGCTGAATGAGGGAACCAAACACGATCCGATTCAAACATTAGATTTGGCCAGGATGCGCTAATAAACCAAATAAAACTCCCCTCAGGAAATGGCTGTGTGCTAGGAATATGAATACTATCCGCTTCGTCTATGTAGATCCGTGAAAAACAGAGTTTATGTTCAGTTATCGCTAGAAACTTCCCCAGCAACGTATTTGAAACTAGAATGAGATCCGCCTTCACTGCATTTTTGAGAAATGTAGGGTTTTGTAGGGTTCTAATTGACTTAACAAGTAACGGCTTGAGAGATGTTTGTTCTGTAATATATGTCTCCCACTGACGGAACAGAATGTGAGGAATCACAAGAAGTGCTGCCGAGTTTGATATATCATTAAAACTACGCTTAACTAAACTAAACACATTTGAGTTTGAAAATGGGTTTAACGCATTATACGTTTTTAAAGGCGCCGCATTCTTATTCGATGCGATATGCCCAAGAACCATGAGCGACTTACCAACACCAACTGAATCACCAAGCACCGCAAAGCGACTATAAAGACGTTCACCTGATATATCATACCCCGCAATCAACTTTTTCTCAAGAATATCCATCGCATGAATTATTGCCCGTTGATGCTGGCGAAGAGGAACTTTTATATCCGCTGGTTGATCCGCTATAATACTTTCATTTGTACATGAAGAAAAAAAAGGAGCATTAAAGAGTCGCGTATAACTCTCAGCACTCAGCATTTTTCTCTTACTCTTGTTCTTTAAAGAGGAGGTAACTTTAGACCAAGAGCTCTACGCATTTGAAAAAAAAGCTCGTATGCTTGCGTCTTTAATAAAATCACTTATCTTTAATGTAGTCTTCTTTACAAAAGGGCTCGGAGTTTCCCGCATTTTCTTCTTATCGAAGGTGTTTTCACTGTGACTCATGACCAACATCACCTTGAATGGATCTAGTTGAATCATTGGATGTTTATACTCCTCTAAAAAACTCTTTTCCTCCGCATGTGTTACAGTTTCATCATATCGATGTGTCTTTGCGTAGGATGCGCGCCAACCCATTGTGCCATTTGTCGCATGATTTGGCATATAAGGACCAAACTTATAGATTTCCTTAACATCCGAATAATACATATAGATCTCAGATGATCCTGCCAAATCAATCTTTGGATTTTGTTTGAACTTCTGAACCACATGCTGAATACGCTCAGGTGGATAATAATCATCATCATCCATAGCGATAATAATATCGCCCCGTGCCGCATCATTCAGCTTATTCCGCTTTTCACCGATTGTTAGCTTTTCATCTTCAGGCATTGCTATATACTTAATATTTGGTATCCTAGTGGCTGCATAGCTGAATAGATCACCTACCTTATCTTGACCATCATCTAAAATAATCCATTCCATATTTACGAGTGGATAGACCTGTTGTTCGTAACATTGAATCAAATACGGAATGAAGTTTCGTCTGTTGTAAGTCGGTGTAACTACACTTACAAAAGGCTGAGATTTATCCATTTACTTGATTTTAGCTACGCAGGTTTAGATAGAAGTGCTTCAGCTGCGGCCGACCATTCTGTGGTTGCCTTCTTTATTATATCATTCTCTTGATACCATACACATGCCTCAAAAAAAGAATCATGTGTTTCCTTTGTAGGATCGTAAGGATAGAGAGGAAATAAATACGCTGCGTAGTAAGGTCTTTTTTGCGCGTATATGGCGCGGAAAATATAGTAGAGGAGTACAGGCACGCTAAAAATAAAACTCCAGATAAAATACAGTGTTCGTATGGATACTGGGCGAGCAATCGCATCGTTCGCAGCTGTAGATCCAGCGATGAGTCCAAAAGTAATCACCGCCACAACAATAAATGCGATACCCATTCCACTCAAAGTCTTTTTAGCAGCTCTGAGCGGACTAAATGTAGATGCTTCAACTGCCTTACGATCAGCAGCTGCTTGATCTACTTTAATTTTCATTTCACTCAGATCTTTTGTAGTTTTAGACTTAGTGAGTGTCGCTTTCTTGGCTTGTATATCTGTCCAAATTGCTGGATCAGAAATTGTAGAGGCAAATGAATTCTCATTAGTCGTCATACGATCCTGATAGGTTTGAATGCTTTCACTTGAGTTCTTAGCATACCATGCTTCATCTACAGCAAGAACTTTTTGTATGGTAGAGCCCTTATCACTGCTGATTTTATTCTCATTTAGTAACGATGAAGTCATTGTAGTCCAGAACTGAAGCCATAGATAAAATGTAAAGGGTGCGGTGTCATCAGATTTAATCTTAACGATTGCATTTACAAAGATACTTTTTTGATCATTCGTGTCGGATGCGCTCGCAGTTTGATTCGCTTGAACCCAATCTCCTACTCTCTTTAGTTCTACCTCCATAAGAGTGGCTGCTTGTGGTGTAATGGTGCCATCCGTAACAAATTTATTTACTTCTTTTGTTACTTCCGTAATCGTTTTTTGTAGTTCTGTGCGAGCGTCCCGACCCTTATCCTTTTCAGCTGCGATTTGCGCATCTAGTTCAGGATCGTAGGTTGCCTTATTGATAGCGCGATCAAGTGTTCGACTTACCGCAGAACCCATCTATTTTGCGCGCTCATAAAAGAGATGGCCGGTAAAACACGGAAAGCATCGCGGTCCGATTGGGTCGTTGCCATTCCTTCATATAAACGAGCCGAGATTTTGCGCGATAAAACTCTTGCTATCCTCAAAAAATATGGCATTGAATCGTCACGAATCTATATATTTGTTGCGGATGCCGATGAGGCGGCCACCTATAAAGCCACTCTTAATCCGAAGGACTATAATAAGATTGTTGTTGCCGAAAAGGGACTTCACAATGCCCGTAACATCATCAATGGATATTTCCCTGTAGGGAAAAAGATCGTGGAAGCAGATGATGATATTCGGGGCTTTATTGAGTTTGATGCGTCCACAAAGCGACATGAACGACCTGTAGTAAGTCTGAAGCGAATCATTGATCGCGGATTCGCAGAAGCTGCGAAGGCGGGTGCGCGGCTCTGGGGAGTGTATCCAAGCGCAAACGGATTTTTTATGAAAGACACTGTGACAACAAACCTTAAACATATCGTTGGTTCATTCTGGGGGCAAATAAATCCGGGAAAGAAGGTTGTGATTCATTTACAAAGCAAAGAAGACTATGAGAGAACTCTCCAGTTTTGGAAGATGGATGGTGTCGTTGTTCGTCTGAATTTTGTATCACCGCAAACCGCCTATTATAAGACGCCTGGTGGACTCCAGTTAACACGGACAAAAGAAAAGATTGAAGCTGAGGTAAAGTTCCTACAAGAACATTATCCTGAGTTTATTAAAATCAATCCCCATCGGAAAAGCGGATTTGTAGAAATACGACTCAAGGAGCCTACAGAGCATACTTGAGACCACCCATACCGCCCTGAAACTCCACAAAGTTTATGTTTTCAACATAGATTGTAAAATCATATACATAGGTTGTGTTCGGTGCGAGTGTATATGGATTTAGTTCAATCTGAAAGTTTCGAATACGACTCGCATTAATGGAACCTGATGGCTGTCCATTGAGACTGTGTAAACAGAAGTTATACACAGGAATATCCTGATCAGGATTACCTTCAGTGTATTTGTAAGGAACAATCGTTCGGAAAAAGGTGATATCCTTCTCTTCCTGAAGTTCATTACCATCTGCGAGTACACGAAGACTCTGTAGAATATCTTTCTGTGCAAACGGAAGTAAAAGTCCTGAAGAGTTTGTGGTTTTATAGTAAAACGTAGCACCAGGGGGAGGAATAAAGGGTGCCGCAGGATAGTTCCACCAGTTCGTAAAGTTAGCAAATGAGTTACGGAACGGTAGTGAGTCAGATCGACGATTGACCACAACTAATCGTTCAATAGGATTATGCACTTCTAAAGAAAGAAGTTGACGATTATAAATAGTTGGAAAAGAATATCCTGTTACTTGATGAACTAAA